CGCCAACAGATAGATCGCGGATATAGTAAGTTTCGCCCTCATATTCAAACGGTGCGACTTTTGGTTTTGTTGCTAAAAGTTTTTCACGTAAACTCATTTCAATTCTTCCATTCATTCAAAAAAAATGACCGCACTTTTATGTGCGGCCGCATGGATTAAGCTACCGGCAATAAGTAATCGCGTTTCGCTTTTTTGATTGTCACACCAGAATCAAACTTACCTTTCACTTCACCACTAAAATTAGGTGATGTTTGGATAAATCCAGTGCCGTAAAGAGAGCCTTGATTGTTTTTCAAAACCATCATCCACGGGAAAGTTTCTTTGGCATAGAATTTCTTACGCAAATCTTGTTGCATTGGTGTTGCCGGCGCGTAGAAGAATGTCAGTTTAATTGAGCCGTACTCAATTTCACCAGCTTCGGTTTCAGTACCTTCAGAACACATTGTCGTGATGTCTTCTTCGCCTAACGAGTCACCATCACCTTCAATTTGTTTGATAGCGCAGAAGTTAGATGACCATTTGACGATTGCTACTTTTGCCGTAGAAAAGTCAGTAGGCGCATCCTGATTACTCCAATCTACTTCATCAGCAAAGGTGATTTTGTCTGTTGCAATAGTTTTTACCGGATAAAATCCATCTAATGCACCAAGACCAGTGATTTTCACAAAGTCACCAACTTTTGCACCATGACTAGTTGCGGTAATTGTTGCATTCGGTTTTACAGTGGCGGCAGTGATGGCTTTTTCTTCAGTCAAGCCGATACCAACATAAAATTTAGTACCCTGAAAAGGGGTTGTTTGTGTTGCCATGTTTTATTCTCCATAAGCAATTTGATAATTGATTATGCGACGATGTAGCTTAGTGTCAGGTTCATAGTCGCTAAAATCATTCATACGCTCCGCAAAATCGAACTCTGCCGAAAGTGCGGTAAAAATCTGTTTGCGAAGGCTGAAAATGTCATCAGGGTTTTGGCTGTAGATGTCAATCTGCACCTGATAATCATCAAGATCGCCGTCCTCTAACGCTGAATTTGGCGAGATGTCCGGGAATTGATACACAATCACCGGAAAAGCCTTGTTTGTTTCCGGAATCAGCCCATAAAAACAACGCCCCGACACCAAAGGCGACAGGGCGCTAAAAAGTTTCTTTTGGATCATGTCATTTGCCAGCCTCCGCAATTATTTCTTGTTGCAGTGTGTCAATGATGGCTTGCGCCGCCTGTTCCTTCGATTGCTGAAAGGCGGGTCGCATAAACGGTCGCGCGGGCATTTTAGATGTGCCGAACTCAAGATAACGCCAGTAAAACGGATCACGCGGATTATACGCACTGGATTTACCGCCCTTTTCCTTGAATTTCAGCACTTGCTTGGTCGAAAGCCCCTTCACCCAAATATAGGCGTCAGTTCTGCCATTTTTGCCAACTTTCGTACGGCTTTGAATGGATTTTCTTAATGTACCTGCACGTCTGTGCGGCACGCTTTCTTTCAAGACCGGTGCGAGCGAACGCGCTTTGTCACGCACAATTGCACCGCCTTTACGCATTGCTTTAACGGCAATACGGTTAGAAGTCTTTCGCCCAAGGCTTTGCATTGCTTTTTGCAACTCTTTCAAGCCATCAACGCGGACCGTTACGCTACCCATTAATCACCTCTTTACACATGAGCTGCAACGATACATTGCGCTCCTGCGTATTGAGTACCGACACAATCTCTAAAGTACGCTTACCGAACTTAACCCGCATTGTCGGCATAATCCCGTCAAGATAACGGAGCCAAATTTGCGTAGTGACTTCCGACTGCACTTGTTGAGCCGAAAAATACTCGCGCCCGGATAGTGGACGCACATCGGCCCAAACGGTCGCAACGTTTTTCCACGTCGTCACCGCCGCGCCGTAGTCGTTTACGGTATTGACCTGCTTCTGCAATGTGATTCGATGCCGTAATTTTCCGATGTTCATATGTGTATAAACCGATAACGTTCAATGATTAGCTTTACAGTCGGCGGTAAATCAAAATTGCTCACGCCCTGCCCCTCATTCCATCCGCCGCGATTTTCGAACATGTACGCCACCATCATTAACACCGCTATTTTCAAATCACCTGTGATTTCCTGTGCGTTATCAGGCGCATTGTCCGGCAATGTGTCGTAAAGTTTGCGGTTGGTGTAGTTTTCGATTGTCGCCTTGGCGGCTTCAAGGTAAACCTGAAGCAAATCGTCTTGATCGTCGCTATCAATTCGGCACTGCAATTTGATTTCATCAAGTGTGATATTCATCACGCCCCCGAAAAAGAAAAGTGCGGTCGAAATTAACCGCACCTTATTGGTTATTTACCGATTAACGCTTTAATTGCTGAGGTATCTTCAAGCACGCAGTCAAAGCGGTGGAACGCTAAGAATGCGGTTTGGTCGAATTCGGCATAACGTTCAACCAAGCGTTTCAATGTCATGTACGCCACACGACGCACCACGAAGCGGTTGAAGTCACCGAAATACAAGAATTTCGCGTCTTTGGCAATGTCGGCGATACCCTGATCGATAACGTATTGCTTACCAAGAATAGTAGATGGTGCCACGCCGGCAACATCAGGCAACCATAACGGGCGGTTTTGAGCGTCAACCATTTCTTTCAACACTTTAAAGGTGTTGTCGTTAAAGGCTAAACGAGAATTACCCACGTTACGGTAAGCTGGATCAACGGAGTGCAACAATGCGTTAATATCCAACCAGTCCACCTTACCTGCTACTTTCGCTGCAGTGGTGCCTGTCACGCTTGCTGCCAACCCTTTCGGTTGTGCCGGTGTTCCTGCGCCGGTGCCTTGGATTAAATATTTTGCTTCTGCGCGTCCGATACGTTGTGCGATACGATCAGCCAAATAAGATTCGATGCCGAATGAAGTATCTGCTTCGGTTGCGGCAGTGTTTTCACCGATTAACTCACCTTCTTCGGTAGTGCCGTCGGCAGTGATCCATTCGATTGTACGACCGTCGGAGGTTGTCAAAATCTGCGCCACGGACGCGATACCGCCATAGGCTTTCATCTGCTCAACAATTCGTGCTTGCATTTCTTTCGGCACGGTATAACCGCCGTGATCGTTCACGCCTACGCCTTGGGCGCGCATTTCGTTTAATGCTTGACGTTCTTCCGGCGTTAAATTGGTAAGACCGTTACGTAAAAATGCGTTAAACGCCTGACCGCGACGCTCATCAACGGATAAAGTTTTTTCACCGTCTTTTTGGGCGCGTTTTTCAGCTTCCGCAGCTTCTTGTTCTTTGACGAATTTTTCATCCATCGAACGAAGTTCTTCTTCACGCGAAATTAAGGCATCTACTCCGTCCAATTCGGTTTTCATTTTGTTCCATTCAGTGCGTTGCTCGTCGGTCCAAGCGTTATCACCGATCTTGTCGTGTAAAGTGCGCATTTGCGCAGCAATATTGCGACGTTTTTCTTGTAGCTCATGTAATTTAGCCATTATGTTTTCCTCTAGAGATAAAAAAACCGCACTTTTTACGGTGCGGTCGGTTTAATTAAATTGGTTTACTTGCCGGAGATTAACGATAAAAAACGTTCTCGGGCGGCTTTCTGGTGTACGGCTTTTTGAATATCACCGTTGTTACGGGCCTCTTTCCACGCATCCAGCGATCGCGCCGTACTGCTTGCCTCTTGATATGCCGGATAAGTCACCGGGCTAACATCATAAAGGCGTGAAATTTTATGGATTTCGCGGATTACTACACCCTCATCATCTTCGTACCACTCGTCACCGTTGCGGGCGACGTTAAACGCAAATGATGATTGGGTAATATCTCCGCGCTGTAGCGGGGCAATAACAAGATCGCGAATGGTCGGCGTATCGGGTGCGATAATGTCATAACGCAACCCTTTATCATCAACGCTTAGCGATAATGTCCCCGCTTTTGAGCGCCCTAAGATAAAATTCGGGTCATGGTTAAACAATCCGCGCACGTCATCATCCAGTACGTCATCAAACGCACCCGGCATGATGATTTCGCGAAAGCCCCACATTAATTGCGAACGGGTATTAAAAACCGAGCCGTACCCAATGATATGAGTTGGTTCGGAATCTTTACTTTCCGCCCGAACTTCGCCAACGTATGATCGTTTTTCAATATCACTCATCGGGTTCGTTCTCCTTCTGTTTTTCTGGTTCAATTTGTTGCGCCGCATTGACACTAACAAGATATTCATCCAGTCCGTCAACTGGGTTCATGTCTTCCAGTGTGCGGGCTTCGTTTCGTGACATCCATCCATCAGTAATCGCATTATGATAAAACTGAGCTCTTTCGGTCGGTGTACCGCGCATAATGCCGCCAAGGTTAAACTTCACAAAATAACCAGCTTTACGTTCGGCTTCGGTGAATACCTTGCGATTAATTTCCTGTTCCCAGTTCACGATCCAAGGCATTAAGCTGTAGCGGATAAACTGGATGGTTTGTTCCGAAATGTTTGAAAATGTCGCTTTTTCCAAGTCGTTAATCATGTGTGCCGGAACGTTGAAAATTCCCGCAATCTCTGACCGATTCAATTTCATCATGGATAATAGTTCGGTATCGACCGGGGAAACGGTTAACGCTTTATAGTCCAGCTCAGCAGGTAAAAGCACTGTTTTATTTTCTTTACTTTTTAGTTCCGCGCTGGCTTTATCCCAGAATTTCTTAAAACTCTCCCACGCTTTTTCATTAAGCGGCGTTTTTACATTGACAATCCCGGCGGGGCGAGCATTTCCAAGAAAGAAACTTCCCGCAAAATCTTTCGCGTTCAGCCCTAGCCCGATCGTTTCTGCGTGCTGTTGGATAACAGATTTCCCCATTTTTAGGGAGGTCCCAAGGGCTTTTACGTGGATCATGTCATCAGGCGTAATTGATAACGTCTCATCATCGCCGTAATAACCGTAAACATAACGGCTACCATTTTTAAGCAACTGCACCATCCACGGTTCGCGGGTTTCAATCGATTTAATTTCACCATTTCGGCTGCGGACGATGTGTAAAAATGAATTGCCGTATAAAAGTACCGCACTTTGTCCGTACTCCCGCATTTTGTACGACGTTTGCCAAAAATTAGGGCTATCATGGAGTAGATAAAATAACGGGTGGTCGCGCGCAGGCTCAATGTTTTTACCATCTTTACGCATAACGTGTAACGGCAATTGAGCAATGGCGCTTGATAGCACATAAACGCACGCGTAAACCGCGCCTAGCTTCATCGCCGTGTCGGCATTAACTGTGCGTGATTGTCCGCTGCTGAATAACTCATCATAAGCCCCCTCGGCGCTCAACGGCGTTTTAGGATTTTCAAGGGAGCGCGTAGCAAATAATTTATCAAAAATCATTTATGCCCCCGAGATGAGATAATGGCGTATAACAAGCAAAGCACGCCGCCAACAATACAAGTATCAGCGGCGCCATATTGTAGGTAAACGCCGGTACATAATGCGCCCAATCCGATCAAGCCGATTAGATCAATAAATAATGCTCTCATAGCGTTAATACCTCGTCCGGGATAAATATCCCGTCATCTTCGTTTAGCATGATTCTTCCGATTGCCATCATCAGCGCGACGGCACCATCAATTTTGTTTTCTGGAATTTCTTTCACCGGTCTAACTATGTCATCATTCCCGGCGGCAGTTTTCCCGACCACATTACCAATACACCAAGTCATGATAGGGTTCCCGTCATGGTGGAAGCGCCCTGATTCTATAGCCGCTTCCAGTTCTTTCATTGGGTCGGATAGATTGGTGTAATTTTGCGTGATGGTAATCGGGTTTAATCCCTCATCCGCCATATCGTGAGAGATTGCGATCGCGCCGTGCGGGTCGATTGCCACGCAATTGACTTGATGTTCCTTGTTTGTGTCTTTCACACATTCAAGGATTTCGCGATAGTCAACCTCTGCGCCATCGGTTGCGATTAAATGCCCGCTAACAACCCATTTCTGGTATTTATCCACCACTCGTTTTAAAGCAGTATCAATACTAAAAACAGTGTCTTCTGGCACAAAAAACAATGGAGAAATACAGTAATAATGACGTTTACCATCAATAATTCGACTAAACACCCGTACAAGTGAGTTCATATCGAGCTTTCGCGCCATATCCAGACCGAGAGTAACTTCTTCACCTTGGAAATCTTCAAGGCTTAATGTTTCGTCGTAACACTTCTCCCAGCTCACCATATTGAAATAAGATTCTTTCGCCGCCACCCAAACATTCAGGTGCTTTGTTTTGAATTTATTCGTGAAGCGTGGATTGTTGATTGCCTGTTTCTGCTGACTTATCAAATAATCCGCATAAACCGAAACATCAAAATTTGGGTTGGCTTTTTGTAGCACTTCCGGACTTGTCCAGTCGTCGCCCTCGTCGATTGTGTAGATTAAACCGAACAATTCATCATTCGGCACCGTGCCATTCAGCATTTCAATCACTTCGCGGCGCTTGTCGTAACAAGGCCCTTCGATGTTGTAACCCGCCGTCGTGATAATCCACATCAACGGCTGGCGACGTGCGCCCATACCGGTGAGCATTGTTGTATAAAGTTCGTCGTCTTTATGCTCGTGGTATTCGTCCACGATCGCACAACTCGGCGACGCACCGTCCCCGGGGTTCCCTATTAATGGTTCAAAGCGTGATCCGTCGGCGGGGCGGTTAAGATTGGATGCGTTAACTTCAATTTCGAATGTTTTACAGAGCAATTCTGTTTTCTTACACATTAACCGGGCAGGGCGAAACACCTCCCACGCTTGCTTCTCGGTTGTTGCCCCCGAATAAACCTCTGCGCCGAACTCGCCATCTACGCAAAACATATACAACCCGACACCGGCAGAAATAGCCGACTTCCCGTTTTTGCGAGGAATTTCGGTGTAAACCTCGCGGTAACGTCTCAATCCATTGGATTTTTTCAGCCAGCCGAACGCATTCATCACCGCAAACAACTGCCAAGGTTCAAGCGTGATTAACTGGCGCTTTAACGCCCATTCCCCCTTGGTGTGGGGCAAAAGTTGAATAAATTTACAAGCCCGTTCCGCCAGTTTTTCA